GAAGTAGTGAGCGCCCAGATTAGCTTCCAAGGCTCTGGCGCCGCTACAGGAGTGGCCATCTAATGTCCACCTACCTTGGCGCTTACGGTCGCGTCGCCCTCCGCCGCAAAAGCGACGAAGGCGAAAAGACCTCTGTCGTCAACGCCAGTGACATCAACGTCACTGCCCGCCGGTTCAGCTTTGACTTCGAGCCCGGCTTCCTGATCAGCGGCGACGAGGTGGAGATCACCAGCACCAACGGCGTCGTTCTCGAATTCGTTGGTACCGATGGATGGGCCAACAACACCAAGCAAAGCAGCGGAAAGTGGTACGTCTTCGTTGACGACATGGGCGGCATCCGCCTTTACAACAACTTCGCCGCGTCCCTCGACGGCGAACAAGCCTCGGCCATCACGCTTGCCTCCATCGCCTCCGACATTCCCATCCGCGTCAAGGTCGAAAACGCCAGCACCCGTTTGCTTGGAGCAGTCACCTCCTACGAGATCAACACCAACCGCGAGGCCATCGACGTTACGGCCCTGTCGGAAGAGTTCCGCAGCCAGTACAGCGGCTTAATGTCCGGCTCTGGCACCATCTCCTGCCACTGGGACTACCTCGACACTGTTGCAGAAAGCGGCAACTACCTACTCCAGCTAATCCTCCGCACCGAAGTTGGCAGCGAGTTTGACGCCGAACTGTTCGTCAAGACAGAAAACTATTCTCCAACAGGCCAACAAAGCGAATTAAACGACAAAATCTACTACAGTATTAGTGCAATCATTACAAACGCAGCCGTTGCGTTCCAGCCTGGCTCGATTGTTGAAGTGACCGCCGACTTCATCACAACTGGCCCCATCCGTCTCCGCACGGGCGTGGGTCAGCTCGAATACTTGCTGCAGGAAAACGGCGATAGACTTGAGCTTGAGCAAGACGCCAGCTCGTACTTGGCCTTGGAGCAGGAGGACTAACCCTTGGCAGACCTCAAAATTACAGAGCTGCAGGCCCTCGCTGGTGCCAACCTCGCAGCCACGGACGCACTGGCTGTCGCGGACATCAGCGCCAGCGAAACCAAGAAAATCACGGTCAGCGACCTCATCGCATACGGCGCCGACCTCATCTCGAACGCCGAGATCCCAAGCGCGAAGATCAGCTTTGCCGCTGGCTCCATCGTCGAGGCATCGCTTGCCACTGGCTCTGTCACTGCCACCAAGATTGGCGCCGACGCTGTAACCGCCGCCAAGCTCGGAGACCAAAGCACCTGCATCGTCGCCGCCAGCACAGCAGCTCTGCAAGCCATCACGGGCGACTTTGTCGGCCAACTCGGCTTCACCACTGACGCCCTCAAGATCTATCTCTGGCAAAACAGCACCTGGAACGCTGTTGAAGCCGCCGGCTCGATCAACACCATCACGGCTGACACCAGCGGCATCGTCAACATCACCGTCAGCACCAGCGGCGACACCGCGACTGTTGGCACCAGCCTCGATAACACAGGCGCCGCCGGCCAATTCCTCGCAGGCCCGACTGGCTCTGCTGGAGCCGTCAGCTACCGCACCATTGCTGGTGCAGACCTGCCCACGGCCACCACTAGCGCAAAGGGCGGCGTCATCATCAATGGCGGCGGCCTGACGATGAGTGGCGACACCGCCATCATCAACAACACCGTCACCCCTGTCACCGACTCCCTCCGCAAACTCACCTACAGCGCACAAGGCCTGATCACCGCCAGTACTGCTGTTGCTGGTTCTGACCTGCCTGTTGCCACCAGTGTTTTAACGGGCGCCGTCCGCCCCGGGACTGGCTTAGCTGTCGATGGCAGCGGCGTCCTCAACCACTCCAATAGCGTTGCAGGCACCACACAAAACGGCATCACCTTCGACGCCCAGGGTCACGTCACCAACGCCACCGCCCTGGTTGCAGGCGACATTCCAGACCTTCCGGCCACCAAGCTGACCAGCGGTTCGCTCGATATTGCCCGCATCACAAACAACACGGTGACTGGCGCCAAGCTGGCCAACTACGCCATCACCAAGATTGGAGAAACGCAGCCCACGGCCGACATGATCGGCCAGTTCTTCTTCAATCCCCTCACCCGCGACCTTTTCCTCTGGGACGGTAACGTCTTCCAGCCCATCGGCATCTCGGTGGGCGAGATCATCTTCGCTGGCACGTTTGATGCCTCCGCTGGAAGCGGAAGCGGCCTGATCGCTACCGTCACCGCAGAAGGCACCGCCATCGGCCTGGTCGTTGGTCAGCCGCTACCCGCCGCCGCCACCGCCAACAACCGCTACTACTTGGTGGTTTCCGAGGCTGGCACGATCACTAGCGGCAACGCCCCGAACGTTGCTTTGGCACCGCCTGACATCGTCCTGTCGAACGGCAACGAATGGACCGAGGTGGACGTTAGCCAGACGATCACCAGCGTCACCGCCAACCAAGTTAGCTACACCCCCAGCGGCGGCCTTGCTGCTGTCAACGTCCAAGCCGCCCTCGACGAGCTAGAGAGCGAAAAGCTCGCCAAGGCCGGTGGCACGATGACCGGCGAGCTGCTGATCGGCACTGCTGGCAGCTTTGCGTTTGAGGGCTCCACGGCCAACGCCTACGAAACCTACCTGACCGCCACTGACCCGACCGCCGACCGGACCATCACCTTCCCGGACCAAAGCGGCAACGTCATCGTCAGCGGCAACGCCAGCATCGTCAACGCGGACATCAACGCCAGCGCCGCGATCGCCTTCAGCAAACTGGCCGCACTGACCAGCGCCAACATCCTCGTTGGCAACAGTAGCAACGTGGCCACTTCCGTCGCCATGAGCGGCGATGTAACGATCAGCAACACTGGGGCAACCACCGTCGTTAGCGGTAGCACCAGCGTCGCCGGCAAGCTGCAGCTCACCGACAGCACCAGCAGCACCAGCACAACGACAGCCGCCACACCTAACGCAGTCAAGAGCGCCTACGACTTAGCCAACGCAGCGCTGCCCAAATCTGGTGGCACGGTCACAGGCAACCTTGAGATTGGCAGCGCAGGAAGCCTGACCTTTGAAGGCAGCAGCGCTGATGCGTTCGAGACCACACTGGCGGTAACCGATCCAACTGCCGACCGCACGATCACACTGCCTGACGCGTCACTGACAGTGGCAGGCATCAACCTGGCGCAGTCATTCAGCGCAGCGCAGCGGGGCACGATCTCAGCGCTGACTGACGGCTCGACGATCACAGCAGATTTCGCACTGGCGAACAATTTTTCGGTCACGCTCGGTGGGTCAAGAACACTCGCCAACCCCAGCAACCTGACAGCAGGGCAATCGGGCTGCATCTGGATTACGCAGGACGGCACCGGCAGTAGAACGCTGGCTTATGGCAGCTACTGGGACTTCACAGGCGGCACCGCGCCGACGCTGACGACCGCTGCCAACGCTCGTGATTGCATCGTCTACGCGGTGCAGTCTTCCACGCAGATCACCGCCACCCTGATCACCAACCTGAGCTGATGCTGGTCCCCGGTTCCGTCAATCCGCTGCTGCTCACTAGCGCTGCAGGTGCTGCTGCAGGGGGTATCTCACGTTCGCTGCGGTTCAATGCACCCGACTCGGCCTATCTCAGCCGCACGCCTGGGTCTGCTGGTAACCGCCGCACATACACAGTGGCGCTATGGTTCAAAAGTACAGGCAACCACTCAGTTCGTTTGTTTGGCGCAAGAACGGATGCAAACAACTACATGGAAGTTGACATCCTCAGTGATTACAGATTAAGGTGGTATAACTGGTCTGGCGGGATTGCCTATGAGAGAAGAACTACGCAAGTCTTAAGAGATCCTTCTGCTTGGTATCATCTAGTTTTTGCATTTGACAGCACTCAAGCAACAGCATCCAACAGATTAAAACTTTACATAAACGGATCGGAAGTAACGGCGTTTGATACGCAGACAAATCCAAGCCAAAATTTTGATGATGCTTGGAACAATTCGGTAGAAAATCGAATTGGAACGTCTGTAGATACTTCCAGCAGCTTTCTTAACGGCTACCTAGCCGACATCTACTTCATCGACGGCCAAGCGCTGACCCCCAGCAGCTTCACCGAAACCGACGCCACCACCGGCCAGCTCATCCCGAAGGCATATACCGGCAGTTACGGCACAAATGGCTTTAAACTTTCTTTCTCCGATAACTCCACCAAGGCAGCCCTAGGCATTGATTCATCAGGCAATAACAACACGTGGACTGTCAACAATCTTTATCCAGGTGGTG